TTTTCGGAACCAATTTATACATTTCGGCCAACATATGACAATATGCTGTTCCTTGTAAAATATAATTGAAAACATATTCGTCTTTTTTGATATAACTTCCTGTCTTCCAATCAATGATTGCAAGTTCACCATTATAGTCTGCAATCAAATCCGCAGTTCCAGCAACTTTGAGATGGTCTGACCACATTGATAATTCAATTCCACGAATATTGTCAATCCTTGCATCAATTTGTGGTTTGCCTGCAAGAACAAGTTCTTTGTGTTCTTGCATCACACTACTTTTACCATCTTTTAATTTTAAATAGTTTTTATCACCACGTAAATATTTCTCAAGTATTCCATGAATGTTAGTACCACGCCTTGCAGCACGATGTGAAATTTTGTCCGCTTTTTCTTTTCCAATGTTTTCTCTCCACGCTTCAATACCTGGCTTGGAAATCATATGATAAAGAAGATTGGTGATAGATGGATATGTACCATTCGGAGAATGATATACCCTATCTTCACTTGAATTGTCTTGTTCTAATTGGTCTTTTCGATTTTCAAGAAGATCATAATTAAATTGTTTCATATATCAATGAGTATCTATTGTACTGTGCAGATGTTTGCTTTTTATATCTTTAAGTTTATCTTTGAAAGCATCATCTGGTTTCTTCCCTGCAAAGTGCCAAGGATCACCAATATATGGTTTTGCAAACATCATTTTAATTACACCATCACAGTCAGAAATCGGACATGGTTTTTTGGTGGGTTCATCCCTTCGGGCAATGGGCAAGGATTCTTCAAAATCCTCGCCACATTTCTCGCAAACGTAGTCATAATAAGGCATATAATTATTATTTCATTTTATGATTTTTCAATCAGATTACCATTTTCATCAATAAAGTCACAAGGGCCGACAATACAAGTCCAATTTCCCTTCTTCTCTTTTTTAGGTGTAGACTTCCTAACAATAGGTGTATGTTTCCTACCAATTGGTTTTTCTACTATTACAGGTGTCTCTTCATGTGTATGAACAACTTTTCGTCTTTCAATTACACAATCTGGACACTCGCCAGTTTTCGTATCCAACACACATCCAGACATTGCGTGACAGACCTGTTCTGTCACATATTCAACTCCTGCTAATGCGGATGAACTCAAAAACAGAACAAACCATAATATAAGTATTAAATTTTTCATATTTGTTCCTTTTTTATTGTTACATGTATATTATAACCTATTAGAACAAAAATGTCAAGTTTTTTACAAAGTTTTTCTGCTTCCATAGAAGATATGTCTATCTATTGAAGCCATAATTTTCTTCTTTTTGCTCCACTTTGGATATTTCTCCATCCAATTTGCATGATAGTGCGTTGCACCATCTGTTATGTCGATTAGTGCTTTGTCATAATAATTTACGAGAACCTTTTTTGCAAGGTCTTGTGCAGATCTCCACGTTCTACCTTCGTTTGGAGTATCCCCTCGGCCGTCACAATACCAACTAAATTGACATCTATCTCTCACAGGAACATGTTCGCCTATTCTTTCATTATAATAATGAATGCCCTCATGCACTACTCCACATATGGAATTGGGATAATTATTACGTAATGTACGATTTATCGTTACATTCGCTACTGCTAATTTCCCTGCTGTACTCTCCACTCCTGCCTCAAAGTAAATATTTTTCGCCAAACAGAGAACATCTGCTGATGTATATTTTACTTTATCAAATTCAAGAGGTTTGTAATAGTCTGGTACAGCCTTACTCGCAACTATGGTTGGTTTCCATATTTGAGTAGGTGCATTACTATTAAGCGGTGAAGTAGTATACCATAGTGTAGCAAACAGAGCAAGGAACACCCTTACTGTCTTTACCATACTTGTACCCTTTTTTGGTTATTAATTTCATTCACAAAAACATGGAATATAGAATTCATCAACCAAATGTAATTATATTTATGCAATTTTATCGTTCAAGCGACAGTTTTTACCAATCTACACCTTTGCTAGTTGTCGTTGGAGTGGTATCCTTTTTCACAATCTTTTCCTTCTTGGCCGGTGGTGGGTCTTCCTTTTCTTCAATATCTGGAAGAAGATCTGGCCAGGTATCCTTAACTAATTTATAGGACAACCCCTTATAAGACAATTTTCGATCCTTAACTGCAATAATAAGTTTTGCATCGTTTGGGTCAACTCGTTCTAATAATTCAACAAACATCGATTCTCTTCTGAGCATAGGAAGATCATGAGGACTTGGATCAACATAATAATCAAACTTTTTTACTTCAAAATGAAGGGAGTTCGGAGTTGAATCGGCTACCTGTCCTGGCGTATATGGTGGTTTTCCAGGCGGAAGATGCCATTTAACGTCTGGATGATAATGTAATTGCAACAACGCCCTAGTTGCAAAATTGTCTCTATCGGTGAGAATTTGTCGTTTCTCTTCTCTTGTCTTAGCCTTACCAACCAAATCAAGGGTTTCTAAAATATTGAATTCTGCCATATCAAACTTCTCCTGTAAATTGTTTATCTGTCAATGCAGTGGTTTCTGTTGCTTTATAATAATCTCTATTTTGTAAACTTCCGAATTGTGATTCGTCCATCCCTTTTGACCACACTGCACTAATATCGGGATAGAATACCCCCACAGACCTCTTAGGAGTACCGTCAGGGTAATATGCCATCGCAACACATCTAGGAACTACTTTATGTTCTTCATCTTGGCCGGAAAACATTCCAATCCAATCACCAGTTTTTATATAGTGTTCACAATAACGAACATATGCTTTACGAGATGCGGCTTGCATTTCTGCTTTTCTTTGTTCTTTTTCTCCAACATGTCTGCCTTTTCCTTGTTTACCTAATGCCGCAACCATTTCTTTGTTGTGTTTGATCCACCCCTTAACATTCTTAAAGGAATATGTATCATCATCTGGAAGAACAAGAACACGTTCATTCACATTTTTATACTCTGCTGGTTTTCGTTTCTTTCGCATATCTTTCATGCGTTCCCGAAGCGCTTCACGTTGTTCTTCTGAAATCTTACGAGTTCGTTTTGTCTTCATCGGTTTGCGTTCTATTTTCACTTTCTTTGTCATTATGATTTTTTTTCTTTAGTGTTTTCAATATTATTCTTAATTGTTTCTAACATCATTGTCCATTGTTTTGCAGTAGTTTCAATATCATAGTGCATATCATAGTATTGTTTTTGAAATGCAAGACCAGCCTGAACTGGTGGTTCCCAAAAATTATTAATTGCATCTTTCAGCACATACGCAAACTTCCTTGCGTGTTCAGTCTTATCTTGGACAAATCCATACATCCATGCAAAGTTTGCACACGTTTCTGGAAGGACTCCAAGATTTGGACACACCACAATACATCCTGCACTCATTGCTTCGATTGCAGATATACATCCTGTTTCTGGATAAACATTTGGATATGCAAGGATATGTGTTTGTTGTAACGCTGACCGAATTTCATCATTAGAAACTGTTCCATGATAATTCACATTTGGTGTTTCTTTACATGCATTATAAAGAGGTTCCCATTCTTTGTCTTGTTCTTCCCAACCATATATCTTAAAACTTGAATATATGTCAAGTTCGACATTCTCCAACTTTAATGCTTTGAATGCACCAATCAATACATCTAGTCCACGATGTGGTGTAGAAATATATGCAAGTCTGGTTGGGCCGTCTTTTGGTTTGGTATGTATTGGAATTGGTTCTATTGCGTTTTTGAGAACAACACTCTTTTCATATTCAACATCAAGATCCATATTATATTTTTCAAGTGACCAATCAGAAGGAAATACAAATCGTACAAACTTATCACGATAAGTTTTATCTTTTAAAAATTGTACTTCTGGATCTCTCGATGTGTCCTGAAACCAAAGGATTTTCGGTTTATCTTCGTATTCACGAACCCTTGAAAGAATGATCTGAAAGTAGTTCCAGAGGTCATCAGGCACTCTCTCCTTGACTCTTTGATAAATCAACTCACTTCCACCCTTTGCATTCTTTGATTGTTCAACCACATCTCCGTCAGGTGGTGGTGGCGGAAGTCCTTGTTCTTTTCTTTTCCGAATTTCTTTTATTTTAGAATCATCAAACTTCATCATGCTCATGAAGATTCTCCAATATTATCAAGAGCCTCTATTCTTTCAAGCGCTTCAAGGGATTCATTATTTTCTTCTGTAGGTGGTTCTGGTTTCTCTTTTCCAAAGAACTTTAGAACCACCTGTATAATTTTATCAATCATTTTTTATTTCCATTGTATTATTATAACAAATCATTTAATAAATGTCAAGTTTTTTCTTAAAAAAGTTTACCTTGTTCAATGCCATGTAATCTATACTGTAATATTCCATCATGCCAAACTTCAACATCCTTTCCAGTTTGTTGAAAATCAGCCGCTTCGTTATCCGCATCTATTCTACTAAATTTCAATATTTGTCCATTTTTTGTTTCAACTAGATAAGGGTTTTGCTCGGTTCGCATAACTGTTCCTTTAAGTGAAATCCTGTCTTACAAATGTAAAATGAATCTACAATGTCTGAAACAGGGTTAGAAATTTTGGTTGATTTTGGAGACAACTGACTCTTTAAATCAACATGTGATTCTGACAAAAACGTTTCATACATTAATTCTTTATTGGCATTTCCTTTTCCTGTGGCATGTTTTTTGATTACTGTTGGTGGGATTGTGACATATTTGAATCCAGCTTCTTTAAGTTGTTTTTTGAGTATTCCAGTATTCTCTCCAATATTGAAAACTCTTCCTGTCGCCGCAAATGCATAATCTTCCAAGTAAACTTTATCTACCCGGCCATCAAACCATCGAATACATTCAACAGTCCAAGATGCAAGTTTACTAAATCGATCAATGTCATCCGTATATTCTGGATAATCATATGCAAATATCTTATTTAATGATTTATGCGACTTGTTTTGTTTCAAAAAATGAAACTTACAATTTTCAAATTTAATCTCATTGTCAATTATTTTTGCTACACATACTGCAGGCGATGTTAATGAATAATCAATCCCAGCGACAAATTTAATCTTCTTCAAAAA